GTCTTGAGCTAATTCAGGTGACCATTGTGCTCTTAGTTTTCTTTCTGTAACAGATACAGTTACTGACTCAAGGTCAAAAGAAACTTCACCAATTTGGTCTTCAAATTCCATCTCAGCATATCTTCTAAACCAAGCCATGAATGAAGTACCTGAAGTACCTGAATAGATTGTAGTACCTGTGTAACCATCTAAAGATGTTGCGTCACAGTCAGCACATACAGGACAAGATAAATCTACTTCTAAATAGATACAACCGTTATTATCACAGATATCATAGTAACTACCATTGTTACCACCGTTAGTTGGTGTGTTAGGGTAAGTTGCTGTGTTGTTAAATACAGTTGTTTGATTTGAACCGTAATCAACAATACCTTTACCGTAGATTTGTGTAACAACTCTAAATAATAAAGGAACGAATACACTTTGACCACCGTAAGTACCTGTTAATACGTTACAAGGTGTTGTGTCCGCAGAAATAACTGAAGTTCCGTAGATTCTTAAATCTGAAAGGAATGATTCAGTATCCATTTCGTTACCATCTGGTCCGATAAGTTTACCAGCACCTGAGTTATTGAAACCACAAAGTTTCATAATAACTTTTCTTGTGTTACCTGAGTAAACGTTCAAAGAAGCGTCTATTAATGAACTACCAGCCCACTGTTGAACAGTTGTGTTTGCAGTTACAGCAGTCCATTTACCTTTAGAGTAGTCAAACAATCCTGGAGGATCTAAACCAGCCTCGTTACCTTCGTAGAATAGATCGTAAAGATCTTTTTTGTACGGGTATCCACCAGCAGATGCCTGATAACCTGCGTTTGGATCAGTTGGTCCATTAGGTGCTCCTAGTGGTGCGAAGTGATCTCCACCTGCAGAACCATTGTTAGGTGTTGAGTTAGGATACAAGTTAGCATATTCAGAAGATGCGTTTTGGTATCCTTGGATTTTAGGTACGAAGTAGAACAATTTACCGATAGGTAAGTTCATTGCTTGTACTGAAACGATGTCGTTAGCCAACAATTTAGAGAATACACGTCTTACGATTGGGAAAACAACTGTTTCAAATGCTCCGTTAGAAGATCCATCTGAAGATGCTTCGTTAATCAAGTAAGATGCTTGGTTCTCATACAACTGAGCTACGTTTTCTTTAAGGTGACCTTTAAGACCTTCCAAAAAGCCTAATTTGTCCCATTTGTTAATTGTGTCTTCTTTGATAACTTTAAGGTGTTTCAACCCGATGTTACCTACAAGACCTGATTCTAATAATGCTCCCATTTTTTTGGTTTTTTATTATTTGTGTTTATGTTTATTTTAATTTTCCCATTAAATCCTTCATTCTTAAGAATTGTGGATTTTCATAAGTTTTAGATTCAATTAAGTTTGCTGATGATCCAGTTTGAACTGAATTATTAACTTTTCTCTCAATTGATTCCGTTAATTTTTGTTCTCCGTTAGACCCTGTTGAAGAAGATAATTCTTCTTTAATAGTTCTGTAAAGAGTTTTTGATTCTTTCAAAGATTCAACATTATCAAATCTTCTCAAGATGTTTATTTTTTCTTGTTTTGTTGTTGAGTGTTCAGTAAACAAACGTGTTGCGTAAGCCAAGTTTGAGTTGAATACAGCCACTTCATTCAATTTAGTTCTAAATACGTCAAGAGCTTTTTTGTATTCTTCATTTTTCTCTTTCAATAATTGAACTTCATTTGATGCACTTTCGTGTAATTTAAAAGGATTAAAACTCATATTTCTATTGTTTGTTCTTGCCTTTCTAAGACCTCTACTTCCGTCCTTAGAACCATTACCTAATGTTCTAGCAGCTTCTTTAGTTTCTTCTTTCTCGTAAGTTTTGTAATGACCTTTAACGTCACCTGCTTTTTTCTCAACTCCGTCTACTTTCTTACGTTTGTATTCGTGTTTGTTTGAACCAAACTCTTTTTCTTCCTTATATTCAAATTTAGCTTTACCTGTACCAACAGCTTTAACACCTTTTCCGAAAGCTTCTTTTTGTTTCTTCACTGGTAAGTTTTGGTTAGGTTTTTTGTCATAACTGAATTTAGGACCGTGTCCGATTCCAACTCCTTTTGGTTTAATTGATTTTTTCACCGCTTCCATAACGGCTTCCATATCAATATCCATTTCTTCTTCTTCCTCCATTTCAAAGTCAAAGTCCATTTCAGTTTCGTCTTCTTCTTCATCAAGGCCTAAACCGCCTTTAATGCCTCCTGAAAGTGCTCCACCCCAAGACCATCCTTCTTCCATTTCTGAATCGTCGTCTTCATCATCCATTACGATTTCATAGATAGTTTCTTCAGTTTCGTCTTCCATATCCATTTCTTCGGACATTTCATCTTCCATCTCTTCATCTAATTCATCTTCCATTTCATATAGTTCATCTTCCATTTCAGATTCACCCAATTGGATCATATATTCATTATCACCGTCAGTAAGGTGAACATTTCCACCTTCTTTTTTCACAACGATTCCATCTTCGTCACCCATAGCTTTGAATACTCTTAAAACTTCTTCATCTGACGCGTCTGTCAAATCAATAGTTTCTTCGTCCTCAACATCCATTTCTTCGTCGTCCATTTCAAAATCCATTTCATCGTCCATATCCATTTCCTCATCGTCCATATCTACATCCATTTCCATTTCATCATCCATGTCTTCGTCCTCAACTTCTGTTTCAGTGTCAAGTTCTTCATCGCCTAACATAGGTTCGTCTTGTTCTTCAATCTCCTCAGCGTCTTTCGCTTCTTTAAGGGATTCTTTTACCAATTGTTTGATTTCTTCACTCATTGTTGACTGAAGTATTCCTTTTGCATTTTCTTTAAGAGTCTCCTCCAAATTCTTGATTTGGAAAAGAGCGTCTTCAACTACATTTTGATTTTTGGTCATATTTTTTTTAAAGAGTTTTCAAATAAATATCTATAACTTTTAAAAAAAATCAGTTTATGACCATTTAGTTCAAAAAAAAAATGGGAAAAGACATTATTGTCCTTTCCCATTTCCAGAAAATTATTTATTATTCTTAATTTTCTATCACTTCATCAATCTTTGATTCTGAGATTGCTGTGATTCTCCAATCCATAGAATAATTTTCGTAAACTTTCGTTACCTTAGCCTCAACATCAGTTGGCGAAAACCCACGAACCAATTTTTCTTCTCTTACTTTTTTTACTTTTCCTGATTCACTATCCACAATGTCAGTAGTAATTTTTGCTACAAAATATTTTTCGTCCATAATTTATTATTTATTCAAATAATCGGACAATCTATTCATTAAGTCAAGCGATTTTGATCCTGTTTCACCAATATGTCTGTCCGCTTGTATTTTTTTCTCTTCATCAAGATTCTCTTCATAGTTCATTCTCTCACTAGGGTCTTTAAATAGATATGCCCCCGGTGTTGATGGTGAAGAAACAAGGTCAAAACAAATTAATTCAAAGTCATCTTGAACTTCATTTTGTTCTCCGACCTTTTTAAGTGATCCCACACCACGAGAAGAAATACCCAATGTCACACCTTGACGTAAGTAGTTTGCCGCTAAATCTCCTTTTGTGGAAACAATACCTCTTTCGTGGAAACCAGGGCTTGTTAATAGTTTCAATTTACCTAACAATACTGGGCCTTCCCACCATACCTCAGTAATGATGTGAGATACTCTGTCTAAGTCAATTAGAGACGATTCAGGGTGATTTAACTCAGAAAGAGATATACCCTTGTCAATCATTTTTTTATAGTTATCTGCTTCTCTTTTTAGGATTCTTTCAGGATATACTCTACCGTTTCTATTTGGGGTATTGTATTTCTGTAAAACAGCATAAAACTCAAATGGTTTTGAGTGATCCAACATATCTTTATTTTCTCTAATAAAACTTAGATTTCTTCTTTCGTTTGGATCAATATATCCAGCATCGTACTCAACAAGAATACCACGACCTGAATCTCTTGGGCCTAATATTTTTAAATCGCTCATTTAATATTTTTATTATAAATACTAAATAGTTTCAGTTTCTTTCTTTATTGGTTTTTGATTTCCCGTTTTTGTTAGGTAAAATTTGAAGTTTCTGTTTTTATTCATAGTATCTCCGTAGATTTCCTTTATTAAATTCTTAACGTATTTTTTTAATCTCGGTGATTTGAAGTCCATAGGTTCTAAAAGAAAAAGGTTTATTTCTAAATTCATAAAGGACTTCTTTTTTAGTTGTAGACCGCTTGTTCGTAAATCAAGGTCTACTATGAATTTAGTGTCAAATACTTCTTTGTTTATGTGTTCTAATACACAGTGTTTAACTGATCTTGACATATTTAACACGACTCGGTTCCAATTTTCTGGTTCGTCTTTGGGTTCTACCCACGTTTGGATGTTAATGTAAATTGATTTTAGGTTTTGAGCATCTATTGTTCCGTAATGTGATTTAAACGTGCGATACCCACTTAATTTTGTGGTTTTCCCTTTTTTCATAAATATTTTTCATACACT